GCGATTTACCAATTCCTGGCGATTTTCCTAATCGAGAAGTTGTGATTCGCTCAGCCTCTACAAATGAAATTCTTTATAGAGATGCCGGAATTGTTTATCCTAGATCTGGTAGAATTGTAATGAATGAATTAACAGTAGAATCTTCTAATACAATTTTAGTATTTTGTTCTCCTGATTCAAATGATATTGCGCCAAAATTTAATCAATTAGTAAAAATTGAATTAGATGAAACTCCTGGTGTTGAAGTCACTGGTGAGGAAGATTTAATTGCAACACTTGGATCTACAGCTGCAGCTGAATATAAAACATTCCCAAGACATGGTAATGGAATATAATAAATGACCGATAGTTCTAATACAGAAACCTCAAGAGTAGATAGTCTTATTCCTCAGCAACTATTGAATGATGCTGAGGCTCTTGTAGAGTTTTTAAAAGAATATTATAAATTTCTAAATACTCAAGATACTGGTCCTTCTAATATAATTAATGCTAATTTATACAATCAGGACTTAGATAGAGTAGTAGATTCTTTTATTGATTTGGCAACAAAAGAACTTGGTGCGGGATTTGTTCGTAATTTTACAGCAAATAAAAGATTATTATATAAGCATGTTCAAGAATTATATCAATCTAAAGGTTCTTTAGATTCTATAAAAACGTTATTTAGAATTTTATTTGGTGTAGAAATAGAAATATCTTTACCTAAAGATCAAATTCTAATTGCTTCTGACGGTAGATGGAATCAACAAAACGTAATCTTTGTTGATGTTTCTACGGGCAATCCCTTTGATGCTGTAAACGAATTTATTTCTGTTGTGAATACAGATGGTTCTACTGTTGAATTAGAAATCCAAAGAGTTCGTAGAACTGGTGTTGGCAACATCTATGAAATTACAATTACAAAATCTTTTATTGGTATTATACGAGTAAATGCTACAATTACTGACGAAAAATTTAGTGGAACATTAGTAAATGCATTAGGACAATATACAATTGAATATGCTGGTCAAAATTTTGAAGTTGGCCAAATTTTAAATATTACAAATGGTCAGCCAGATTCTTCTGAAACAAAAGTAAAAGTTACTGAAGTAGATTCTAATGGCGGCATCCTTTCTTTTGAATTTTTAGAATTTGGTGTTGGTTATACTGGAGATTTTGTCTCATACGTAATTCCTAGAGGATTTGACTCTAACTTTAGTACTGCTCTTGAAGATGCAGACTATGTTGGTAGAATATATGATAAAGCTAAAACCGTTGAAGGTGGTATGATCGAAATTGATCCATATTCACTTGGTTATTTTGCTGAAGAATATTTAACAGGTCAAAGAGTATTTGGATCTTATGGTTCAATTTATGCTTCTGATGAAGTTGATATTGAAAATATTGAAGATGAAGAAGAAGCATTAGCTGGAGTTGAAGAAAACTTTCCAACAAGAGCTATTATTAGATTTACAAATACCCCTCTTTCTAGATATGCTGGATTATATTCTACAAATAATGGCTTCTTATCTGATGCTATTTACTTACAAGATAATAGATATTATCAAAAATTCTCATATGTTATTCGTTCTTCAGAGCAATATGATTCTTATAAAAATATTGTTCGTAAAACAGTACACCCAACTGGATTTGAATTCTTTGGCCAATATGAAATTAATAATGTATTTGATGTTTCATCAGCTCTTCAAGCTCTGGAAAGATTCTATCGTGAAAGACTGAATGACGCAGTTGATACATCAGATCTTGCAGCTAAACTTGTATCTAAACCAGTGGCTGATTCTGTATTCTTATCTGATGCTCAAGAATATATACTACAGAAAAACCTTGAAGATATTTCTAATACCGCAGATGATTATTCTAGTGAATTTAGAAAAAATGTTTCAGATATTCAAACAACATCAGATGAAATTGAAGATATAGCATTTACTAAAGGATTAAGCGATACTGCAATTACTTCTGAACAAGTTCAAAGAGATTCATCTAAACTATTAGAAACAACTGCTAATGCTATTGATGCTCCAGCAATTTCGTTTTCAACCTCATTTGCTGATTCAGTAAATACAACAGATAGTACACAATTACTATCTAATCCAAATGTATTATCTGACGTAGAAGTTATTTCAGATAATATTACAGATGTTCAATTTAACAAGAATCCATCTGATACAGTCAATGCTTCAGATGTACTTACATTTGAGTCTGGAAGGACTCTAGAAGATAGTATAAATATTAGTGAAGCTGGTACAGCTGCACTTAACCCATACTCAACCGGATATTTTGCATCCGACTATACTGAAGGTATAACAACGTTCTAAAGGAGACTAAGAAATGAACACGAACGAAGTTTTACACCCCAAAGGTGAAGTTTCGATCCAAGTTTTTGACAAGGATGGAAAACTTAAAGAAAAACTACATATCCCTAACTTGGTTGTTCAATCAGGTAGAGATTTTATTGCGTCCCGCATGGAAGGCACAACTGATGCTGTAATGTCGCATATGGCTGTTGGTACAGATAATACATCTGCTGCAAATGGTGATACTACACTTGGTACCGAAAATGGCCGTGTAGCATTAGATTCAACTGGTGTTTCAAACAATGTCGTTACTTATACTGCAACATTCCCTGCAGGTACTGGTACTGGCGCATTGACTGAAGCTGGTGTATTTAATGATGGTACTACAGGCGATATGCTTTGCAGAACAACTTTTGCTGTAGTTAACAAAGCTGCAGCAGACTCAATGATTATCACTTGGGCAATTACAATTTCATAATTTGAGAGAAACTAAATGACTGCAGTCATCGCACAAACATTCCATACAAGTTTAGCTGAATCTGTTTATGAAGAAATTCAAAACAGAACTAGCTTATATCATTATTTTGCTGGTAAAATACTTGAATGGTCTGATGAAACATTACCAGATACTCCTTTAACTAATGGAGCATACGAAAATGATGTAAGAAATAATATTGTTCTTACAAAACAAATTCAATTAAATGATGTTTCACTTACAGTAAGAAGAATCAATTGGGTTCTTAATACTGCATATGATATGTACGATGATGCTATTTCTGCTGATAATCCAGGAGTTACTGGAGCAGAAAGTTTAGCAGACGCAATTTTTTATGTTTTAAATTCAGAATATAGAATTTATAAATGCATCTTTAATAATAATGGTGGAAAATCAACAATAGAACCAACCGGGACTAGTACTTCTTATATTGAAACCGAAGACGGTTATGTTTGGAAGTTTATGGGAACTCTTCCCCTTAGTCTCCAAAATAAGTTTTTGACTTCTGCATTCATGCCCGTAACGAAGTCTGTGAAAAATCAGTATTATTCTGGTGGTTCTATTATTGGCTATAATATTTTAGATGGTGGTTCTGATTATGTAGACGGTGAAGCTTATGCTGTTGTAAATGGTGATGGAACAGGTGGATATTCAAATCAATTTTATGACACAGAATATAATGTAACTGTTTCTTCTGGAATAAATGATTTTGGTTTTGGTAATAAATTTTACATAAATAATACTTTAAATAAAAGTTTACAAATATTTGAAGGTGTTAATTATATATTTGACGTTTCAGACCCATCAAATACTGGTCACATATTAAAATTTTCTTCTACTGAAAATGGAACACATAATGGTGGAACTGAAATAACTACTGGTATTACTAGATCTGGTACTCCTGGAAATAATAATGCAAAAGTGTATGTAAATATTCCAGAAACAAATTCTAATTCTATAATTTATTATTATGATGAAACCGATTCAGGCGCTGGTGGATTGATTAATATTTCTGAAAATATTCCAGAAAACCAGCCTCAAATTGATTTAATTATTGAAGCTGGTGTAATTACTGGATTACGTATTTTAGATCCTGGTTATGGATATACTGACGCTCAATTGGTTGTGGAAACTGGGCCAAGTGATACTGGTTCTGGTGCAAATATTACTCTTAACTTATCAGCTGGTGATCTAAATACTCAGCAAGCAAACGTTGAGTTATTAGCAACTCCTGGTGCATTAAGTTGGATTAATATTGATAACGCTGGATCCGGATATACAAATCCAGTAGTTACAATTACTGGTGATGGAAGTGGTGCAGAAGCAACAGCATCAGTAAATGCTAATGGAGAAATAGAATCTATTTTAATTACAAATTATGGTTCTGGATATTCTTACGCTAATGTAGAAGTAACTGGTGGAGCTGGTACAAGTGCAGTTCTTAGAGCTATTATGTCTCCAAAAGGTGGACATGGTTCAAATATGCCTAATGAATTATGCGCTAATATTGTTTCATTTTATGGCGCTTTTGAACAAGAAGAAATTGATGGATTTGAAATTTCTAATGATTATCGTCAAATTGGAATCATCAAAGATATTGCAGAATATGACGAATTAATCAAAAGATATAACGATAATGTTGGAACATCATTATGGAAATTAGAAGGTACTATTGATCCAGCTAATTTTCCAATTGATTCAGAAATTTCTAATACATTTGCGACTAAAACATTAAAGGTAGCTGCAGTAAAAACTAATGAA